TCAAAACCGAGTTTCCCCATAAGTTTGGGGCAAATAGTTCGGAATCTACGAGACCCGTCCAACCCGTAGCTTCTGCTGGTCGTTCAACAACGCAATCAACATCAGGACGCAAGACAGTTAGACTATCTCCGAGCCAAGTCCATATCGCCAAGAGACTTGGAGTACCTCTGGAGGAATACGCTAAATACGTGAAGGAGTAATAGCATGGAAGATAAAACCAAAAAGACCTCACGCACCGATGCTTCTCGTGAAAAAACAAAGAGAGCACAACCTTGGCGCCCACCGTCAAGCTTAGAAGCGCCACCGGCGCCTCCAGGATTTAAACATAGGTGGATAAGAGCTGAGACTCTAGGAACTGAAGACAGAAAGAATATGGCTGGAAGACTTCGTGAAGGATTCGAGCTAGTTCGTGCTGATGAGTTTCCAGATTTTCACTCACCTACAATAGAAAATGGATCGCACGCTGGTGTTATCGGAGTTGGTGGATTATTGCTTGCTCGTATACCAGAAGAAATTGTCGAAGAGAGATCGGAATATTTTGCAGAACAAACTAAGACGCAAGAAGAATCTGTCGATAATAATCTTTTTAAAGAGCAGCATAGAAGTATGCCTATTTCTTCCGAGAGGAATAGTAGGGTTACTTTTGGCAGTGGTAGAGGAAACGACAAAAATTAATTTTTGTTATGGGTCCTATCACTTATAAAACAACTAACTGGTTAAGGAGGACTTATAACCATGGCAAACAAAGACGCACCGTTCGGTTTTAGACCTGCAAAGATGTTGGGTGGAGCACCATTTAATGGCGGCCAAACAAGTTATGATATTGAAAGTGGATATTCTAGTAATATCTTCACTGGAGATGCAGTTGAGTTACACTCAGACGGTACTGTTACCGTAGGAGCTGCAGCAGCAACTAATCTGATTGGCGTATTTAATGGATGTTTTTTCACTGACTCTACAGGTAAACCGACATTCTCAAAACATTGGCCTGCAAGCACTGTCGCAAGTGATGCAGTAGCTTTTGTTATTGATGACCCAAACGTACTTTTCGAAGTACAAGAAGACAGCACTAATATCGGAGCTTCATGGCCTGATAATAGAGGATCAAATGCTGACTTAGTATCAACTCACGCAGGTAGCACAGCTATTGGAAGATCTAAACAAGAGTTAGACTCCAGTTCAATTACTGCAGCTACAGCACAATTCAGAATCGTAGATGTATGTACGACTGAAAGTAACAGTGACACAGCAAGTGCAAATGGAAACTACATCGTTAGAATTAACGAAGGTCTTCATTATGCTAATACTGCTGGTATCTAATAGGAAGGACTAATAGATGGCTATATCAAGAAGTCAACTTGTCAAAGAGTTGGAACCTGGTCTTAATGCATTATTCGGTCTAGAATATGCAAGATACGAGCAGGAGTGGTCAGAAATTTTTGACACTGAAAACTCAGACAGAGCGTTTGAGGAAGAAGTAGAACTTTCTGGCTTTGGTAGTGCACCAGTAAAAGCTGAAGGAGCAAGCGTACAATTTGACGATGCTACAGAAGCTTTCACTAGTCGTTACTCACACGAAACAATTGCTTTAGCATTTGCTATTACTGAGGAAGCCGTAGAGGATAACCTTTACGACAGCCTAAGTTCTAGATACACAAAGGCTTTAGCACGTTCAATGGCTAACGCTAAAGAAATCAAGGGCGCAAATGTTCTTAACAGAGCATTTAACTCTTCTTTCACAGGCGGAGACGGTGTTGAATTATGTTCAACTGCACACTTAACAGTAGCAGGTGGCAACTATGCCAACGAACTATCAACATCTGCTGACTTGAACGAAACATCATTAGAGCAGTCATTAATTGACATCGCAGGCTTTATTGATAATCGTGGTCTTAAAATCGCTGTAAAGGCAACAAAGATGATCATTCCAGTTAATCTTCAGTTCGTAGCTGAAAGATTAATGAAGAGTCAGTTAAGAACTGCAACTTCAGACAATGACATTAACGCTATCGGTAACATGGGTATGATCCCTGGCGGATACGTTATTAACCATTATCTAACAGATACAGATGCATTCTTTATTAAAACTGATGCACCTAATGGTCTAAAGCACTTTAATCGTGCGCCTATCAAAACTTCTATGGAAGGCGATTTTGATACAGGAG